TCACCAAACCCGTTTTCGCTGATCCTCCCACAACGCAGGCGGGTCTACCGCAATATCAAACAGTGTCAGGTGATCCGGCAGCGCATCCTCCAGAATCGCCTCGACGATGTCCGGTGCTAGGGTGGTCAGATTCACCATCCGGCTGACGTAGCTGTTGTCGACGCCCTCCAATGCAGCAATTTCCGTCAGGTTTTTCACCTTGCCGGACTCCAGCATGGCCAGCCACCGGTGCCCCCTGGCCAGCGCCAGTTGCAGCGGTGTGGCCGCCACGTCCCAAGGCCGCAGCAGTTTGCCCGGCTGCCCTGATTGCCCGTTGGGCAGAGTCATTTGTTTGCGCCCGCTGCGGCGCTTGATCTGAATCGGTACCGACAGCGTGATCCGGCCGTCGCTGGATTGGACTACCTCCGTGGTGCCGGTGGTTCGGATTTGAATGTCGCTCATGCCATGGCCTCCGCTTCAGTTTCTGCGGCCGACTCGGGCTGCAGTTTCTTGTGATGCAACTCAAGCACCAGTCGCTGGATACCCGTGGGATGCAAATCCATCGACATGTTGTTGGGCGAGACCGTCACCTGGCGAACCAGCAAGCGCACAATTCGCATCTGCTCGGCAGGGAACAACTGGTCCCAAACATCGTCGAGCCGCTTCATGGCCACTGTGACGATGGCCTCATCCAGCGTCGGGTCATATTTTTGGGCCTGCGGCAGAACATCCCTCACCACATCCGGTGAGCGTAAATGCCCGCGCAGTTGCTCCAGCACCGCCGACTCCAACTCGGCCGCAGGCATGCGGGGCAGGCCCGATGCACCGGCGTGCTCCTTGATGTCGCGCTGGGGCACGTAGTACCTATAGCGGCGACCGTTTTGTTTGGCCGTTTGAAATGGCGACATCGCGCGGCCGTCGCTGCCAAAGACGATGCCTTTGAGGAGGTACTGCGTCTTGGCTCTGGTCGTGGTGGCCCGCACTCGGCCATTGGTGCTGAGAATTGCATGGGCATCATCCCAGCAGGACTTCGTGATGATCGGCGGGTGTTCCGCCTGATACCAAAGCTCCTTGTGGCGCAATTCGCCAAGGTAGGTGCGATTGTTCAGGACCTTGTAAATCAGCCCCTTGTCGATCGGCTTGCCCTCCCGTACTCGACCGTCTTGAGTAGTCCAGGCTTTGGAGGTCACGCCGTCAAGCCGTAATTCTTTGACCAGCTTGGTGGTCGAGCCCAGTTCGACAAAGCGCTGGAAGATGTGCGAGATCGTCTTGGCCTCGGCCTCATTGGGAATGAGACGCCGGTTGGCAACGTCATAACCAATCGGGGGAATGCCGCCCATCCACATACCTTTGCGTTTTGATGCCGCTATTTTGTCGCGGATGCGTTCGCCAGTCACCTCGCGCTCGAACTGGGCAAAGGAAAGCAGCACGTTGAGCATCAGTCGGCCCATGGACGTGGTCGTGTTGAATTGCTGGGTGACCGACACAAAGGACACGCCCTGGCGCTCAAACACTTCGACCATTTTGGAGAAGTCGGCCAGGCTGCGGGTCAGCCGGTCGATCTTGTAGATCACGATCACGTCAATTTTTCCGGCCTCGATGTCGGCCATCAGGCGTTTAAGTGCCGGGCGTTCCATGTTGCCGCCGGAGTACGCCGCGTCATCGTAGTCATCGGCCACCGCGATCCAGCCCTCGGCACGTTGACTGGCGATATAGGCATGCCCTGCGTCGCGCTGGGCATCGATCGAGTTGTATTCCTGGTCCAGTCCTTCTTCGCTGGACTTGCGCGTGTAGACCGCGCAGCGCATGCGGCGTTTTAATACCTCGCTCATTTGGAGCCGCCTTTCTTGGTGAGGGACTTGGCAGCGTAGTCTTTGAGCCCAAAAAAGACAGGCCCTGACCAACGGCTGCTGGTGATTTTTCGCGCAATCATTGAGAGGCTGCGGTAGGGCTGACCGTTGTAGTTGTACTGACCATCGGCCATGGCGATCACCTCGTGAAACTTGCCGTGGTACTCGCGGGTGAACTTGGTGCCCGGGGTTGGATGGAAATCGCGGTCGCGCATTTTGATCTTGCCGATGCCGATCAGCGAGGCGATCTTCTTTTTATTGCGCTCGAGCAGTGCAGGGTCGATCTTGCGAAATTCGGCCTCCTGCAGCTTGTAGGCGAGTTGGCGCTCTAGAAACTGCCGGTTGTGGGTCGGCACTTCGGCGCCAAAGTACTTTCTCCACAGAGCTTTAATTTCAGGAAATACCAGGCTGGACAGACCAAGCACTTGGGCCGTCGCCGTCTGCGGCAGGGCAGGGGGAGATATTGGGTAGCTGGACGTTTTCATAAAGACCTCGTTCATTTGTTCGGGAGGTCTGCATGAACGCTCTGGTCACCAGAAAAGCCAAGTAAAACCTTGCGCTCAGTGGCGGGTATCTGACTGAAGGCCAGCTTCGATTTGCGCAGCCGGACCAGACCCTTGGCGAGGATGGAGGCGATCTCCAGGCGACGCTGCTCAGGGGTCATGCGCTCGGGCGGGAGGTGGTTGATGCTGGTATCTGGGCTGATTGGGCTCATTGGGTAGCGTTCCGTGTTGACAAACTTGTGTGAACCAAAATTGTCTGCAGGGGCTGCTTCCAAGGCCAGCAGGGAGTTGCGGGCTTGTGCGGGGTCCAGCAGGTTCCTGAGGGTCAAAGCCAAAATCAACGGAATTATGTTTTTTCGATTTAATGCATTAAATCGTTGTCACGGAAACGATCGTTCACTAGAATCATTTCCGTGAAGACAACTATTAAAGATCCCGAACACCTGACCAAACTGCAGGACTACTACGCCCAACACCGGGTGTTGCCTTCCTACACCCGGCTGATGCCGCTCTTGGGGTTCGCCTCCAAGTCCGGCATCAAAAAGGTACTGGAGCGGCTGGAAGCAGCGGGCATGCTGGAGCGCACCTCGGATGGCGACTGGTCCCCGACCGATCGCTTCTTTGAGCGTTCGATTGCCAACTTGCCCGTTGCCGCTGGCAAGCCCTTGCCAACGGCAGACGAGGGTGGTGAGCAAATGAATCTAGACCGCTTTTTGATCACCCGGCCCGGCAATACGGTGCTGTTGCGGGTCAAAGGCGACTCGATGATCAATGCCGGAATCCACAGTGGGGACCTGGCTGTGATTGAGCGGCGCAGCCAAGCCGAGCCCGGAGAGGTGGTGGTCGCGGTCGTTGATGATGAATTCACACTCAAAACACTCGGACGAGACAAAGCCGGATATCACCTGCTTCCCGCCAACCCGGATTTCTCCATCATCCGGCCCAAAGGAACGCTTGAGATTTATGGGGTTTTGGTTGGCCTTGTGCGCAAATACACATGAGGCAAACCATCCATGAAAATATTCAATGCTGCACATTTCCTGCGTCACATTTCAATGCCCACTCTGCGCGAATTCACCGACGCGCATCCTCTGGGCCAGAGCCTAGCCATCGACTGGAGCCTGGCGCAGGAACTGCTGCCTCCACTGGTTATTGAATCTGTCGCGCTTCTTGACGCGTCCATGCAGGGTGCTGAGATGACGCACGCCGAGCGCGAGTTGATCGAATACAACCTGCACCTCTGGCACGACGACCTGCGCCGCGCACACCTGATGTCCAACGATCTCTCCATCCAAGAGTTTCAGACGTCATGCGCCGGTGACAGCGAGGTGCAGGAAGCATTTGCCAGCCGCGATGCACGCGAGCAGTCACTGTGGATGCTGACCTTTCGGGACACCGCGTTTCGCAACGCTGAAATGCACATCGCCTTTCAGGCCAAGTCCAATGGCAAGTACTGGAAAAAGCACCGTATCCAGCCAGGCCTCGACCCGATGCAAAACCGCAGCAAACTCGATGCCTTTTGCCACGCTGTGGCCAAGCTTTATAAAAGCGTGGGTGGCGGCGATGGCACCCATATCGAGGTCAGCAAGCGAGAAGCTGATGGCAGCGTGCAGCTGACCATCTACATCGAAGGCCCAGTCACAGCGATCGCACATTTTTCGGAAAGCAGTTTCAAACGCATCAACACCCGTATCGCGCTTGAAACAGCGCTGGTGTACCAGCCGTCGACTGGTTTCATTGAAACCGTCGTCAAGGGCGGTGCCAAAAACCATGTCGCAGTGCTTGAACTATTTGGCAAGCATGTGGTTGAGCAGAACATTAAACCCGAAGAAATTGAGAAGACGCGCTACAAACTCAATGCCTTGCGCGACGGCATGATGGAGCCGTTTGAAGACTGGTCAGCCTATGGCGTTGAGAAGGTTCGTTTGCGCCGTGCGCGTGTCGCACCGATGGGGCGCACAGGCAACTCGTTTCAGGCAGAAGCACCATCGGCCAAAGACCAGGACGATGCGATTCGGCTGGCATTGACGGGACTCAAGGTGCATCACTCTTTCGAGTCGGAATACAACATGAGCAGTGCTTCGGTCATCATTTACACACTGCCCACGGAAAGCCACAAGGCCGGACATTTCAGTTTTGACATTTCCGCCACGGGCTCGTCAACCATCAAAAACCTGGCCGATAAAAATCAGTCCATTGCCCTTTCAGTCTTGCGAGCGCTCAACGTCATCGAAGCAGAGCCGGTTGCTGTGTGAGTCTGGCGCAAATCACTGCCACCAGCGTGTTGTGCCAATTGCTCGAGCGAGATAAACCCGAGGTCAATGGCATGACATTGCTAGGCGGTGAATATGGGGACACCGGACGTGATTTGTTGCGTGAACGACTGCTTGTCGTTGGCGCATCACTCTCGCATGTAACGTGCCCTGAATGTGGTGTGGAGCTGGCGCGTGTCGTTCGTGAACTCGCCCATGAAAACATCCTGCTCTACTGCGATGAATGTGGTGAAATCACCAGCCCGAAGTCATTGCAAGAAACCTACAAGGTGAGCCTGCCCAAGTTCATCGACCGGCTGATGCTTGGGTTGGGAACGCCGCCCAGCGCAAAGAAAGAAGTTGCCACCGAGGTGGCCTGGCGCATTGGAGTAACGGAGCCTGTGCGTGGCAAGCCGCTGACCTGGTACTTTGCTCGCCACCTGCATGACCAAAAGACGGCGCAGCGGCTGGTGGAAACCATCCGGCAAGACCAGGCGCACAAGTCAGCGAAGGTGCTCACCAGCAGCGCGTTACCACTGCCCGAGGGCTCGCCCCTGATGGGATTTGATGTGGTCCATCTCAGTGATGTTGCACGAATTTCGCAAAGCAAGTTTGAGTTCTTCAATGACCGCATGACCGTGCCAGTTGCCGCTCCGGTTGAAGACAGCCAGTTTCAAACCACGCTGCGCTTGGTGCGCACAAAGGGCAGGGCGCGCGTGGATGGCGTCGACTATGCGCTGGAGCCACAGCAGAAGGATTTGCTGCTGGCACTGATAGACGCCCGGCACCGCGAACTGGAAAACGCACAGCTGCGAGCGGCATGCGGATCACAGGCCAATTCGTTTTCACCTGCCAAAGTGTTTGATCGCAATCCCGTGGTCTACAAGCGGTTCATTAAGTACCTGTCCGGTGACGGCGTTTATGTATTGCAAATATCGGAGGAGGATCGTGACTGGTTGACCTGAATTAATGCAACCCGTCTGAACCTGCACCAGCCCGCAGGTCCATCTAGAACCCGGCGCTCGTCAGTAAGAGCCCGGTTTTTTTGCATTTTGTTCGCACGAATCGCATTTGAGGAATGCCGCTGAGGCGTCTGAGGAATGGATTGAGGAATCCCGATTGTTGAAATTCATCTCACTGGTTAGCGAAGCAAACGAGCTTCAAAAAAACCGGGATTTTTCAACACCAAGGAGATTCAAATGCTATCCGCAGAAAAGGTCAAGCACCTCAACCAAACCCAGTTAGCAGAGCGCTGGGACGTCGCTGAAGCGACGCTAGAAAGATGGCGCAGCGACGGCATCGGTCCAGTTTTTATGAAGATTCAAGGCCGCGTGCTGTACCGCGCCGAAGACATCGAAACTTTCGAGTCCGACAGCTTGCGCCAAAGCACTTCCAGTGCAGTGGGAGGTGCAGCATGAGCACGTTACCGCTTGATCATCCCGATCAAATTTTGTCCATCCCCGTGGGCGCATTGGCTGAGCAATCCGGCGAGTCGCTGTTCCAGCTCAAAAACAACGCGGCCGACTTTTTTGCGGTGGCCAAGACCGTCGTCGAGCACATCGACCGGGCGCTGGATTTGAAGTATTCGGCACAGGCTCACCAGTTGCGACTGGCCGCAGGCAAAGACACCGGCGCGGTTCATTTCGATGACGGCCGCGTGCACATCACCGCTGACTTGCCCAAAAAGATCGATTGGGATCAGGCCCGACTGGCGGACATCGCGCAGCGGATTGCCGCCAATGGCGACAACCCGGCCGAGTACGTCGAGATCAGTTACCGCGTCTCGGAAACCAAGTTCAACGCGTGGCCCGAATCGCTCAAGAGCTCGTTCTCTGCGGCCCGCACCCTCAAAACCGGCAAGCCGGGCTTTCGTCTGGCACTTCAAGGACTAAACACAGGAGAAAACAAATGAGCCTTCCCATCATCACCGCTGACCAGCGGTTGGCCGAAACCCGTGGCGTCAAAGGCGTGCTCGTCGGTAAAAGCGGCATTGGCAAAACCTCCCAGCTGTGGACCCTCAAACCCAGCGCCACTTTGTTCTTTGACCTCGAAGCGGGCGACCTCGCAGTGGAAGGCTGGGCCGGCGACACGGTGCGCCCACGCACTTGGCAGGAGTGCCGTGACTTTGCCGTCTTCATTGGCGGCCCCAACCCGGCGCTGCGAGATGAGCAGCCTTACAGCCAGGCGCATTTTGATGCGGTGTGCCAGCGCTTTGGCCAGGTCTCGGCCATGGACAAGTACGACACCGTATTCGTGGACTCGATCACCGTGGCCGGCCGTCTGTGCCTGCAGTGGTGCAAAGGTCAGCCCCAAGCGTTTTCAGAAAAAACCGGCAAACCCGACAGCCGAGGTGCTTACGGTTTGATGGGTCAGGAAATGATCGGCTGGCTGACCCACTTGCAGCACACCCGGCGCAAGAACGTGTGGTTCGTCGGCATCTTGAACGAAGCGCTGGACGACTTCAACCGTCGCGTTTTTTCTTTGCAGGTTGATGGCTCTAAAACCGGACTGGAGTTGCCCGGCATCGTCGATGAGGTGGTCACGCTGACCGAGCTCAAGGGGGACGACGGCAGCAGCTACCGCGCCTTTGTCTGCCACACGCTCAACAGCTGGGGCTATCCGGCCAAAGACCGCTCTGGTCGCCTTGACGCCATTGAGGAGCCCAACCTAGGCCGCCTCATGGAAAAGATTGCTGGCCCGGCCAAGCCCGCACCAGAGCGGCTCGACTTTGCACGGCCCGCCAGCAGTGTTCCTCCTTTGCCAGAAGCCATCACCTCAACTGAGACAAGCACAGACACCAGCATCGACCCCACTTCCTTCAACCCCACTCAGGAGTCCTGAACATGACTTACTTCGATTTCAATTCCGCGTCCGAGCAAACGTCTTTTGATCTGATCCCCAAAGGCACGCCGGTGCGCGTGCGCATGACCATCAAACCTGGTGGTTTTGATGACGCCTCGCAAGGCTGGACCGGCGGCTACGCCACTCGCAGCGTGAGCACCGGCTCGGTGTATCTGAACTGCGAGTTCGTGGTGACCGATGGTGAGTTTGCGCGCCGCAAGATGTGGTCACTCATTGGTCTGCTCAGCCCGAAGGGACCTGAATGGGCCAACATGGGCCGCACCATGGTGAAAGCCATCCTGAACTCGGCGCGCAACGTCCAGCCGGGTGACAGCAGCCAAGCCGCGCAAAACGCCCGGCGCATTAGTGGCTTTGCGGATCTGGATGGCATTGAGTTCCTGGGCAAGGTTGACTGGGACAAAGACCAGAACGGCCAGGACAAGGCCGTCATCAAGGCGGCAGTGACGCCCGATCACAAGGACTACGCCGCTGCCATGGGTGCGCCGCGAACAGCAGCGCCAGCTTCTGCATCTGCCGGTGCTGCGCCCGCAGCCAATGCCTATGCCCAAGCCACAGGTCGTGCGCCGGTTCCCGGTCGTCCGAGCTGGGCGCAGTAAGCGAGGGTCACAGCCATGATGCTTCGACCCCGCCAATCCCTGCTGGTCCAACGTACCTTGGACGCGCTCGCTCTGCATGGCAACACGCTGGCTGTCGCGCCCACCGGGTCTGGCAAGACCATCATGTTGTCGGCGGTGGTCGGCAAGATGTTGTGTGAGCCGGATGCCAAGGCCTGTGTGCTGGCCCACCGCACCGAACTGACTGGCCAAAACCGGGCCAAGTTCTCCCGCGTCAATCCGGGCTTGAGCACCTCGGTGTTTGATGCCCAGGAAAAATCCTGGGCGGGTGACGCCACTTTTGCGATGGTGCAAACCCTCTCGCGGCCCATGAACCTTGCGCAGATGCCCACGCTTGATTTGCTGGTCATCGATGAGGCGCATCACGCGTCCTCACCCAGCTACCGGGTGGTCATCGACCAAGTGTTGGCCAAGAACCCCAAGGCTGCCATTTGCGGGCTGACCGCCACGCCCAACCGGGGTGACGGCAAAGGCCTGCGCGAGGTGTTCTCAAACGTGGCCGACCAGATCAGTCTGGGCGAGATGATCGCCAGCGGCCATCTGGTGTCGCCCCGTACTTTCGTGATTGATGTTGGCGCGCAGGAGGCGTTGCAAAACGTCCGCCGCACAGCGATCGACTTCGACATGGAGCAGGTGGCCACGATTCTCAACAAATCGCTGATCACTGACGCGGTGATTGCGCACTGGAAGCAAAAAGCGGCAGACCGCAAGACGATCGTGTTTTGTTCCACCGTGGCCCATGCGCAAAGTGTCTGCGAGGCATTTGTGGCTGCCGGTGTTCCGTCTGTGCTGATTCATGGTGAGCTGTCGCCCCTTGAACGTAAAACCCGGCTGCAAGCATTTGAGACTGGCAGTGCCCAGGTGGTGGTCAATGTGGCGGTGCTCACCGAGGGCTACGACTACACACCCACTTCTTGTGTGGTGTTGCTACGCCCGAGCTCCTACAAGTCCACCTTCATTCAGATGGTTGGGCGTGGTCTGCGCACGGTGGACCCGCAGGAGTTTCCCGGCGTCTTCAAGTCTGATTGCGTGGTGCTGGATTTCGGCACGGCCAGTCTGATGCACGGTGCGCTCGAGCAGGAGGTCAACCTCGATGGCCATGCGCATGAGGGTGAAGCGCCCACCAAAGAGTGCCCAGAGTGTGAGGCTGTGGTGCCGCTGTCCTGCATGGAGTGCCTGCTCTGCGGCCACATCTGGGAGCGCCAGCCAGAGGACACCGGCGCACTGTCTGATTTCATCATGAGTGAAATCGATCTGCTCAAGCGCTCGAATTTTCGGTGGTGCGATCTGTTTGGCTGCGACGACGCATTGATGGCCACCGGCTTTACGGCTTGGGGCGGCGTGTTTTTCTTAAACGGTCGCTGGTATGCCATTGGTGGGGCCAAGTCGTTGCGGCCAAATTTGCTGGCTGTGGGTGAGCGCACCGTTTGCATGGCGCGCGCTGATGACTGGCTCAACGACCACGAGTCGGCTGACTCGGCGCACAAGACACGGCGCTGGCTCAACGAGCCGCCCACGGTCAAGCAACTGGTCTACCTGCCTGAGGCGATGCGGTTTGACTTCGGCATGACCCGCTACCAAGCCTCAGCGTTGTTGTCGTTTCAGTTCAACCGCAAAGAGATTCAGCGTCTGGTCACCGCTGCCAATGACGCGCATCACGGCAGCGCTACCAGCCACAGCAGCTACCCCCATGTTTTGGAGGCGGCTTGAAGTGCGCGGTTTGTGCCCGCCAGGCCAAAGGCTACGGCTGGTTTAACCCCAGCCTCAAACGCAGCGACCCTGGTCGCTACTCAGACCCATGGGTGTTTTGTTCGCGCCGCTGTCAAAACGCCTTCTCAACACTCATAAAAAAAACGGAGGGACAAATGATTGATCCAAGTGACATGGAAATTACGGCCATGGGCGCGTGCCTGCAGCCATTAGGCGAGTTCGTAGGCTCGATCGGCATGGACCGACCGCTGGCCAGTTACAGCAGGGCGGAAGTGCTGACACTGATTGATGTGGTGGTCACGGCCTACCAGGGCCAGATGACGGCTGAGCACGAACGCATGGCTGCGCGCGACCGTTCGTTTTTGCAAGAGCGCTTGAACTTGCAGACGGGGCCTGTGTGATGTTGGACTTCAACGCCCGCCCCAAAATTCAGGAGCAGATCAGCCAGCTCATTGATGCCGCGTTAACCCGTGAGCGTGCAGGCCAGACGCCGCGCGATTACCTAGGCGCATCACGCTTGGGCGTTTCATGCGAGCGCGCGCTGCAATACGAATACACGCACACACCAGTGGACGACGGCCGTGATTTTTCAGGCCGCCTGCTGCGCATCTTTGAGGTCGGCCATACGCTCGAAGACCTGGCCATCCGCTGGTTACGCATGGCGGGGTTTGACCTGTACACGCGCAAAGTCCAAGGCGGTCAGTTTGGTTTTTCCGTGGCGGGTGGTCGCATCCGGGGCCATGTCGACGGCATCTTGAACACCGGGCCGGCCGATCTTGGCGTGAGCTACCCGGCGCTGTGGGAGTTCAAGACCATGAACGACAAGTCCTGGCGGGATACCGTCAAGCACGGGGTGGGCAAGTCCAAGCCGGTCTATGCCGCGCAGGTTGCGGTTTATCAGGCTTATATGGAAGCCAGCATACCGGGCCTCTCGGCCAACCCGGCGCTTTTTACGGCCATCAACAAAGACACCCAGGAAATCTGGTTCGAGTTGCTGCCCTTTGACGGTGGGCTGGCGCAGCGCATGTCCGACCGCGCCGTGCGCGTGATCACCGCTACCAGCGCAAGCGAGGTCTTGCCACGTTTTGCCACCACACCGACCCACATGGAGTGCAAGTTCTGCGCGTGGCAGGACCGCTGCTGGGGGACTCAATGACAGCTGACAACATCGCTTGGCTGGACTACAACAACGCCCCCGAACAAAGGCTGGAATCAGCGGCTGACACGCAGGCGCTGCGTGATGGTCTGCTGGACCGGCTCGAGTCGGTGCTGCTGTACTTGTTTCCCAGTGGCCGCTTTCGCGGCAACAAGTTCTATGTCGGCGACATTGATGGCGCGCCGGGCAAGAGCCTGGTGGTGGAACTTGATGGTCCCCGGCGCGGGCTTTGGAAGGATTTCGCCGATGACGATGGCGGCGACCTGATCGCAGCCTGGGCCAAGTCACGGGGGCTGTCGACGCAGCAAGACTTTCCGCGCATCGCCGATGAAATCCGGCAGTGGCTTGGCTTTGCGCCACCGGTGGACCATGGGGCCAGACGCGACAGGCGAGATATAGGAACGATCCCCATGGACGAGCTGGGTCCCTACACCGCCAAGTGGGACTATGTCGGTATTGATGGGGCGCTGATTGCCTGCGTCTACCGCTACGACCCACCATCGGGCAAGGAGTTCAGGCCGTGGGATGTGCGCGCGCGGATGTGGCGTGCCCCCGATCCGCGTCCGCTTTACAACCTGCCAGCGTTGATGACGGCCCGCACCGTGATCCTGGTCGAGGGGGAAAAGTGCGCCGATGCTTTGATCGGCGCAGGCATTGTGGCCACCACCGCCATGAACGGTGCCAAAGCACCGGTGGACAAAACCGACTGGTCTGCGCTCAAAAACAAAGATGTGCTGATCTGGCCGGACCGCGACGCGCCGGGCTGGGACTATGCCGAGAGCGCTGCACGCGCTTGCGCGGCCGTGGGCTGCCAGTCGGTGTCCATCCTCGTACCGCCCGGTGACAAACCGCTCAAATGGGACGCCGCCGACGCAGCGCTGGAAGGTTTTGATTGCGCCGCCTTCATCGCGCAGGCTGAACGCCGTGTTGTGAAAGCTGCGGCGCCCATGGTGCCTTTTTTCACATTGGGCGCGTTGCTCGATGATGACTCGCCGCTGCCCGAAGATTTGATTGAGCCGCGCGTGCTGACCCCGGGCGGCTTGCTGGTCTTTGGTGGTGCGCCCAAGGTGGGTAAGAGCGACTTCCTGCTGGCCTGGCTCACCCACATGGCCGCCGGTGCATCGTTTTTGGGGATGAGGCCACCGCGGCCACTGCGGGTGTTTTATTTGCAAGCAGAGGTCCAGTACCACTACCTGCGCGAGCGGGTGAAGGGCATTCGCCTCTCGCCAGAACACCTGAAGTTGGCGCGCACCAACTTCATGGCCACGCCGCAGCTGCGCCTGATTCTGGACGACGACGGGCTGGCGCAGGTCATCCCGGCCATGGCGGCAGCCTTCAACGGTTTGACGCCCGACATCATCGTGATCGACCCGATCCGCAACGTATTTGACGGGGGCGACGCAGGCGGCGAGAACGACAACGGCGCGATGCTCTACTTCTTGTCGCAGCGCGTGGAGCGCATTCGCCAAGCGGTGAATCCTGAGGCAGGCGTGATCCTGGCGCACCACACCAAAAAGCTGGGCAAGCGCCAGTTTGAGGAAGACCCGTTTCAGGCCTTAGCAGGTGCTGGCAGCCTGCGCGGCTACTACTCGTCTGGGATGCTGCTGTTTCGCCCCGATGAGGCGCAATCCACCCGCCACCTGATCTACGAGCTGCGCAACGGCCCGGCCATTGAGACCAAGTTCGTCGACAAGATGGACGGCCAGTGGCACGAGGTCGATGTCAATGACAGGTTGGTGCTCAAAGAGTACGGCGAGCGGCTCGATGCCGAGCGCAGGCGAAAGCGCGATGCCATTTTGCAGATCCTCTTTGAGGAAGCGGCGCATGGGCGCTGCTACACCGCCAATCAGCTCGCTGAGTCCTTTGAGGGCAAGGCCGGTCTGGGCGGCGAGCGCACGATCCGGGAGCGGATCTCGGCCCTGTCCACGCAGGGCTACATCAAGTTTTTCCGCAACAACGCGGACTACGCACTGCCCTCGATTGGGCGCTCCAAGTTTGGCTACCTGTGTGTCGAGGGCATGGTCCTGAACACGCCGGCAGACGAGCCCGATCCAGACACCGGCGAGCTGCTTCTTCGCGCACTCGCAGTGCTGCCAACCCACTACAAATGCCCGCAATCCGGGGCCGCGATGCCCGTCGAAAACCCGGATGTGTGGGTGTACCAAGAAATTAGCAACAACCCGCAGGAGTACGAATGAACACGATTTGCCAAGATAGAACCCGCACGAGTGCGGCGTTGTCAGACGCCCGCATTGACCCGCACCACTGCGCAAACGCCCGCAATGGCTATGCGTTAGCAGCGGCTGGCATGGGCCCGCAGCAGCACGCGGGGACCCGCCGCAGTTTGCGGAAACAAGTTGGCAAAAGTTTTGCCAACTGGACCCCACTTTTTGCCAACTGGATTCAGTTGGCAGACCCTTGCCAACTTCATTCCCATATAAATCAAGCACTTAGCTCGAAGTTGGCAAGTTGGCAAGTTGGCAAATCCAAAAACGCTGCCAACTTGCCAACTGGCCGCAAACCCGCATGGATGCTGGGTTCTCAAAAAATTTCAGTTGGAGAAAACTCCCCTCTCCCTACGGGAGAGGTGGACACCCCCGACTTAGGTCGGAGTGTCCGCCTCGTTCTCGAATCCCGTTTGGTGGTTCAGCTCATGGGAGGCCGTCATCATGGCTAAAACCATCGTCTTGGCGATCGACCTGGGAACGACGACCGGTTGGGCACTGCGATCCAAAGATGGCCAGATCGCGCACGGCTTTGCCAGCTTCAAGCCCCAGCGGTTTGAGGGCGGCGGTATGCGTTACCTGCGCTTTAAACGCTGGCTCACAGAAATCAAAGCTCTGGCCACCGATATCCACGCCGTCTATTTCGAGGAAGTGCGCCGTCACGCCGGGGTGGACGCGGCCCATGTCTACGGCGGCTTGATGGCCACGCTCACGACCTGGTGCGAGCACCACAACATCGCCTACCAAGGTGTGCCTGTCGGCACGATCAAAAAACACGCCACCGGCAAAGGCAACGCTGGCAAGGGCGAAGTGATTGCCGCCATGCGCCGGCTAGGCCACCCGGTCACCGATGACAACGAGGCCGATGCCTTGGCCTTGCTGCATTGGGCCATCGACACACAAGAGCCGGACCAACAAGAGTCGGACCAGCACCAAACAGACCAAAACCAACCAGACGAAGGAGCCGCCGTATGAAAACCCCTCAAGCCCACTACCCATCCCCGCTCGGCCGGATGCAACCCAACCCTGTTGACCTCGATGCGATCAAGCAAAGTGGTTGGCAAGAGCAGCACATTCTGGTCGTGTCCGACTGCGATGAACGGCTGGACTTTACCGAGCGACAGTTGATTCGCCGCATCGGTGAGCGCCTGTATGGCGGCAAGACCAAGCGAGGTCAGCATGGCTGATTTGAAGGTTGATGAGTGGACGGTTGATGAGGTGGCCGACGCCTTTATCCATGCCGCCCGCACGGCGCGCAAGTTACCGCCGGTCCGGGTGCAAGGCCACTTCAACGCCTGGCCCACCATCGTGCGCGGCCCGCATGAGCAATTGGCTGTTGATGATCCGCTGGTCCACCGCTTCCCGCCGACGCCGGCTGAGGTGGACCAGATGCTGGTGGTCATGCGCTGGGTCCAGTGGCTCGACGTAGAGCAGCGCCACTTGGTCTGGATGCGGGCAGCGCGTTACCGCTGGTACGACATCGGCAAACGCTTTGGTTGTGCCCCTCGCACTGCCCAGCGCCGCTGGGAAATTGCCATGTACATCGTGACTCACAACCTGGTGCACGGAGTTTGGGTGAGGTAGTTGCAGGTAGTTGCGGGTCGGGCACAAGTGGTGCGTGTTCTGGCGGGTTGGTGCGGAGAAAACGCGGATTTGAGCGTGTCGCGTTTTGCCGGAATTTCGCTTACATTTTGTCTACGGTTGCGAGAGATGTGTCTTGCAGCCACCCCCATTCAACAGCCCGCGACGAGTAAGACTCTCGCGGGCTTTTTCGTTTGCGAAGCAGTATGAAGTCCACCCTCAAAATCCAATACCGGCCGATCGAGTCCCTGATCCCTTATGCCCGAAATGCCAAGCTGCACTCGGACGCGCATGTGGCACAGATCGCGGCCAGCATCACCGAGTTTGGCTGGGGTGCACCCATCTTGGTGGACGGACAAAACAACGTCATCGCTGGTCACGGCCGTTTGCTTGCTGCGCGCAAGCTCGGCATGCCCGAGGTGCCCGTCGTAGCCATGGAACACCTGACCGAGATCCAGCGCAAGGCACTGATCTTGGCAGACAACAAGATCGGCGAGAACGCCTCCTGGGATGATGACCTGCTGGGCCTTGAACTGGCCGAGTTGCAGGAAGCTGGCTTTGATCTGGGCCTCACCGGCTTTACCGCCGAAGAGTGGGACAAACTCATTGCGGGCGATCCTAGCAACGACGGCCTGACCGACGAAGACCAGGCACCCGAGGTGGCCGAGACAGCCGTCTCCCAAACCGGCGACATCTGGGTCCTTGGCGAGCACAAGCTGCTGTGTGGCGATGCCACCAAGGCAGAAGATTACAAGGCGCTGCTGGGCGATGAACTGGTGGACATGACCGCCACTGATCCGCCCTACAACGTCAACTACGCCAACACGGCCAAGGACAAGATGCGCGGCAAGGACCGTCCCATTCTCAACGACAACATGGGTGCTGACTTCGCGGGATTTTTGCAGGCGGCATGCCAAAACATTCTGGACGTCACCAAGGGTGCGGTCTACATCGCCATGAGCTCCTCCGAGCTCGATACCTTGCAGGCAGCTTTTCGCGCCGCAGGAGGCAAGTGGTCTACCTTCATCATCTGGGCCAAGAACACTTTCACCATGGGCCGCGCCGATTACCAGCGCCAGTACGAGCCCATCCTTTACGGCTGGAAAGACGGTGCCCAGCACTACTGGTGCGGTGCACGCGACCAGGGTGATGTGTGGCACATCAAGAAGCCGCACAAGAACGACCTGCACCCGACTATGAAGCCGGTGGAGTTGATGGAGCGTGCGGTGCGCAATAGCAGCAAAACACGAGACATCGTGCTGGACCCGTTTGGCGGCTCTGGCACCACCCTGATCGCCTGCGAAAAGTCGGGCCGTCGTGCCCGGCTCATTGAGCTCGATCCCAAATACTGCGACGTCATAGTTTCTCGCTGGGAATCTTTTACCGGGCAGGAAGCCCGACTTTCAGGTGGCGCCTTGACGTTTTCTGTTGTGACAAAGCAGCGCTGTATCGAACCCGTTTGAGGTGATTCCATGGCTAATTTGCAGATGCCCTTGGTTGGGGTAGGGGAGACTGTGTCCGATCATTGGATCGGTACCAAAGTCTGTAAATACTGTGGCGGGGAATTGCCACTTTCTAGTTTTTTCAAGAGCGGTCCCCGTTTGTTAACCGCACGTTGCAAGCAGTGCCATGGACTCGGCCATAGAAGTTGCCGAATTTGTAGTGGTCGCTTTATCGGAAAAACTGGGCAGATCTTTTGCTCTGACGATTGCCGAAAAGTTCATCGGCCGCAGACATTCAAATGCTGTGCTTATTGCGAAAAGTTATTCGGCCCAGTCACTCACCTTTCAACGAGGTACTGCTCCATGGCTTGCAAATGTGTTGGCCAGTACAAACCAATGCCTACGCCTCGTCAGCGCCCCACTGATAAGGCGCGAGCAGCTCAGTCTGCAATTGCGAGAGCAATCAAGGCTGACAAAATTCAGCGTCCCGAAGCCTGCAGCGAATGTGGTTTGCAAGGGCGAATTGAGGCTGCTCACCACGATTACGATGAACCGCTCAAGGTTCGCTGGCTTTGTCGCTCATGCCATGCTAAGTGGGACTGGGCGGTGCCCAAGGGCGGCACAACGAAAACGTCCGTTAAGGCAAGAGCGGATGGCATAAGAGATGCGCGGGAATTTACTGTCAACTGCCCAGCCGCTTGAGATCGCGGTAGAAATTCTCGTGCGGGCCCACCATCAAAAGTTTGAGGGTGTTCTCATCAAGCATCCGGTAGGCAAGTAGGCACAAAAGTTGACCCATACGGAATTTATAGATCTGCACTCCTGCCAAGTCACCGACTTTGGTTTCTCCAATTTCAGGCTGACCTGTGACTGCGCGTACGGCATCGTCAAGAGCAGACTTTTGGCTCTGGTGTAATTTTTTGACCGTACGCTCAAATGTAGGGGTAACGAGAATGCGCATCAGCCGAACTGGTACTCACCAACGGGTTCTTCTTGGTCGGCAATCAGGATGTCGCGTACGACGCTAAAAGGCAGGTCTGGGTTCTCGGCGGCAATCTTGCCGATCTGCGACCAGTATTCGATCTGCTTTGGAACCGAGCGGTGCTCAATGGTGCCGTAGCGCTTAGCGCTTTCTACCAGTGCTTCTGGGAGCTTGACGTTGATGGCCATGGGAGTCTCCTTTAATTCGTTCCATTATAGCGCATTAGGGACCAAAAAGGTCCATTTGGCAAGTGCACTTTCTGATCCAAAGGCTAAATTGCAGAAAGATTGAGGCGTGGCTATCGCGCCATTAGCCCAGACGGGCAACGTAGCGACCGTAATCTCCGCCGGAGGGATCGACGTACAAGATGGGTCTACAGGTGGCGCGGACCTCAACGCAAAGCTTGCCGTCTTGAATGTCGCCACCCTTGCCACTGAGCCAGTCGCGTGACTTGAGCAGTTGGCTGGCAAAGGTGTCGAACTCCGCAGGCGTCATCTCCCGGGTCTCGGTCACAAACACTTTGTAGTTACCTTCGCCGCCCACCTCACTAAGGTCGGCAGGTTTGCGGGCAAATGGCAGGCGAACACTCAACTCCTCAACCTTGATGGCAGTGCCGCCGACTTGCAGGGTGCGAGGCGTGCGTTCAATGGTGATGGTCATCGTTGTAGCGGTTGTCATGACAGGTCTCCATTCGTAGTGATGCGGTATGTCCGCTCGCTGCCGTCGGTTTTGCTGGAGGTGAGCTCTAGGCCTAGCTTCTTTTTAAAGGCTCCGGCAAAGGTGCCGCGCACCGTGTGGGACTGCCATCCGGTGGCCTCACAGATTTGCGTGATCGTTGCACCCTCGGCTCGCTTGAGCATCGCAATCACCCGGGCTTGTTTGCTGTTGTCCCGCGTGCGCGGTTTGGCGGCGTGAGTGGAATCAGCAGATGCAATCACCGCGTCCAGTGCCGCCAGCGTGATGGGCGCTCGGCGCGGTATTCCCAGCGCTTTGTAGCCTTCCGCAGCGACAAACCAATGGCTGCCATCGCTCGTGATCAACGCCCGGTTAAACAGGCTGTCGAGAACTTTCTTTCTGGCACCGCCCTTGAGAGTCTCGGGAAACCATACCAGCTTGCCATCCGTGTTGACGGCAGCGTGGTTGAGGATTTGTTGCTGCGGGGCGCTCAGCTTTGTCGCGGCTTGTATTGCCGTTTTTGCTGTCATTTGTGCTGTGGCTTGCGTGGTCATGCTTGTGGTCATGTCGATCTCCTGATTAAGGTGCGGTTTGGTTTTGTGGGGCGTTAGCGGTGTGGGCGACAGCGGCGTTGCGGCCTGCCTCAAATGCGGCCTGCAAGGCGGTCTTGATGGCCCAGACGCTCAGTTCATGAAAGTCGAGGCTGTCGCTGCTGCGGGTCTCAAGGGTTGCGACAAACAAGTGGTCCAGTGCGATTTTCTGGAGTTGCTGGTCTCGAGTGCTGTTGTTGTTCATGCTTGCTTTCCTAGGGGTTGTTGCTGGTGTTTCTATGAACGCTCTGAACACAAGTAAAGCCAAGTCCTGAACCTGCAAGTCCTGCAAATAAGTGCACGTAATTTTTAAGACTGTCGACTTCATGCCACTGTCAGCGCCAACCCCTTGCAGACACCCCGGTTGTGGTGCTGTGTTGGCCAAGCCGGGCTACTGCGACACCCATCGCTCAGGCGCCCACCGTGACTACGGTCGTGCTCGGCGCAGCTTTGATGCGGAGCTGGGGTTTTATCAATCAGCGCAGTGGCGCGCGGTGCGTGCTGCTTTCTTGCGTCAGCACCCGTTGTGCTGCGCGTGTGAGGTGCGTGGCCGCGTGGTGCCAGCCGTGGTCGTGGACCACGTGGTGCCGATCAAACAGGGCGGTGCTCGGTTTGACCCTGAAAACCTGCAGTCGTTATGCGTGTCTGACCACAACGCCAAGTCCGCAAAAGAGCGCGCACAGCGCATTAAAAGTGGGTGAGGCTGGGGGACCCCTAGGGGGGTCAAATCTCTGCATCTTGAGGCCAGCGATGCGTGCGCCTGCACAGATTTTTACGCGTGCAAATTGAAAACATTTTTTTGAAGAATTGAGCCCACCCTCATGGCCGGTCGTAAGCCGCTTCCGCTGGCAATCAAACAGATCAAAGGCACCGTGCAGAAATGCCGGACCAATCCCCACGAGCCGCGACCAACAACGGCGCTGTGCACGCCGCCCGACTACATGAGCGACGTGGCCAAGGAGGCGTGGAACTATGCCGTGGCCAATTCACCGCCCGGTCTTTTGTCCGCGCTGGATGGTGCGGTGCTGGAACGCTGGGCCAATTGCTCAGGCTTGTACCGCGAGGCGCTGGCCAAGATCAATCGTGCCGGTGTCTCGGGAATGATCATCAAGACACCCAGTGGTATCTTGCGTCGCTCGCCACTGATGGATGTGATCCGCGAGTTGGCCATGGAGATGAAGGTCTACGAGACCGAGATGGGTTTCACCCCTGCGGCACGTTCACGGATTTCGGCACCCAGTGATGTCCCAAGGGATAACGACCCTTGGGCCGATATTGCGGGTTGATGGCGATGGCCAAACTTGATTACGCTGCCATCGCCCGGCAGTACGCCAAAGACGTCGTGACCGGGAAAATCCTGACCTGCAAGTGGGTGCAACGCGCCTGCGAGCGACAACTGGCAGACCTGAACCGGTTCAAGGGCAAGGACAGCCCTTATCGCTTCAACCCGAAGCTCACAACGAAGGATGGCCGGGCATTCCATCCGGCCGACAACCTGTGCGCGTTCATTGAGCGGTTGCCCCACGTCAAAGGACCGCTGGCAGGCGAGACGATCAAATTAGAACCCTGGCAGGTGTTCATCCTGACCACCGTGTTTGGTTGGGTCAAGCCC